ACGCCCTGGTTCTCCGCGATCCGGTAGAGCTGCACCGGGTTCGCCCCCCGATACACACGAAATCCGGTGGTGTTGCTTGAGAAGCTCAGGCCCGTGAGCGTCACCGCGTTCGTGTTGGTCCCCGGTGGGATGCTGGCCCGCACTACGAACGACAGCGGGCTCTCCCCGCCGCCGGCTTCCAGCGCGCTCACCGCGTAGTACAGCGCCTGCTCGCCGGCCAGCGTCCCGCCGGTCGGGTTGATGACCGTGGCCAGGCTCACCAGGGGGATTCCCAGGCCCGTCAGCACTGGCTGCCCGGGCGCTATGAACCCCACCTCCAGCCGCACTTCCGTGCTGCCGTCCGCCCCGGGGGCGGTCCGCTGCGTGATCTCGAACTGCGGCTCGCCGTACTCGTCCAACACCGACCCGGTCAGCGGCCGCGGCCAGCCCAGTCCCGCCCCCGGCTGCCGCCGCCCTGTCGACCCGCCCAGCCCCGCCGCGTTGTCGTCCGAGTACCATTCATCCTGGTGGATCTGCGCCGCGATCGCTGTCGTTCGGTAGTTCAGTCCCGGCGACACACGCAGCACCCGGAACGGCTGCCGTTGCAGGCCTTCCTTCAGGTACGTCACCGTCATCAGGTCTCCCGGCCGCAGCCAGAAACCCCGCACCGTCGTCTCGAACTCCAGGAACGTGTTCCCGGCCAGCGTTTTGTCCAGCCAGAATTTCGCCACCCGCGCCGCCTGGTGGAAATGCGGGATTCCCAGCACCGGCAGCGCCATGCTCGTCTCTTGCCCCGTAGTCAGCACATCGTCCACGTCCGTGAGCGACAGGCTGTCCTGCTGGTACTCGTTGAAGGCATCCTGGAACTCCACCGTCACCCGGTTCGGCGTCTCCGCCGCTCCCTTCGACCACATCCGCAGCGAAGGTTCGCCGTTGTCCCGCCGGAGCAGGCCTGAGAACTCCGTGGTGCCGTCCCCGAACTCGTACGCCGGCCAGCCCCCGTTCAGCGCGCTGCCGCTGTTGCTGCCCTCCGGCTTCACCGGCTGCTGCAAGGCCAGCGTGTTCTCCGCTCTCAGTTGCAGCAACCCGCTGCCCGAGTACGTCAGCACCAGCCGGGCACCGTTGCGGATCCCGCGAATCACGTCCGCCGCGCTGCGTCGCCTCTCCAGCGCCAGGTTGCATTCGAACCGCTGGATCTGCACCGGATTTCCATACAGGTCCTGCGCCGGGATCTGTTCTTCGCAGTAGGCCGCCGCTTGCGCGAAGCTCCCAATGTCGATCTCATCCGGCGTCCACCCGGCCCGCCGCAGCACGTCCAGCAGCACCCACGCGGGGTTGCTGGTGAAGCTCTCCCCCAGAGACGCACCCCCCGCGGCGAACCGCTCCAGCCGCATCCCTTGCAGCAGCACCTGAATTCGTGGAAGCGATCGCCCGTCGTTGATCCGGTTCGGCACCACCACCGACAGCGCCGCCATGCTCCCGTATGGGTCACCCAGCGCGTTCCCCGCCTCATCCGTGAAGTCCAGGTTGAAGTCACCCGTCCGGTTGCCCCGCGTGACCAGGTTGTACCAGCCCGTCCCGGTCATGTTCGTTCCCGCGCGCCCCTCTGGAATCTCGGCCCCGTTCACCACCACCTTCAATACACCCTGGATTTCTCCCATTCCCAGGAGTACTTCCATCCGCGTCAGGTTCCCGTCGTTCTTGGCGAACACAATCAGCGGCGAGTACCAGGCCGTGCCGTAGATCAGCGGCACGAAGTCGTTGTACCGTGCCTCGTTCTCCAGCGCGCTCGCCAGATGCAGCCCCTTTTCCCCGTAGCTCCGCACCAGCGTGCTGGGCGGCACGAATTCGATCCCGCCGAACCGCCGCGTCGGGCTCATGCCCGCATCCTGCCGGAACATTCCCCGCTGCTCGCACTCCGCCCGCGTGTGCGCGCACGTGGTGTAGGGCGTCCCCCCGTCTGTGTTCCCCACGCCTTCACTCACGCCCGCCGAGTAGCCGCACCGGAAGAAGGGCGAGTACTTCCCTCTCGCCCCCCCGTGTACCGCCTCCTCACGCTGCGCCTCGGTGCCGGGGAACTTCCACGGACACCGCCGCTCCACCCGCACCTCGGGCAGCAGGTGCCTCTGCAAGTTCAGGCTGTTCGAAATCGCCAGCCGCAGGGTCCCCTCCGTGATCTCCTCCGGCGGGTTGGCTACGCCTCGGAACACTACCTTCGCCTCCGAGGCCGCCTGCCCCGCCCTGAGGTCAAAGAACACGAATCGGACGGTTACCTTGCTGCCTTTCCAGCCCGTGTGGCGCTCGATCTGCGAGAAGTGCGAGTCCGCGTTGGCCAGCGTCACCGACACCTTGGCGATGGCGTCGATCCCCTCCTCCGCCCCCGCCCGGATCTCGAACAGGTTGTGCCGCAGCACCCGGGCCTCGTAAACCTGCCCGTCCCACTCCACGCGGTGCGTGCTCCACCGCTCCACCGCCCCCGTCGGAAGCTGGCACTCGAACAGCAGCAGCGGAGTCTCGGTCAGGCTTAGTTCCTTCAGCTCGTTGATCGTCGCCATGCCTCGCTAGCCCTGCACTCTCGCCCGCACCCTCACTATCCCGCTGTTCTCTCCCGCTCCTTCGCTGGTCAGCGTCAAAACATCGTCCTGAAAAAACGCCTCCGCGTACACGCCCCCCCGGCTGGCGGTCTTCTTGTACATCGACGCGCCCGGTTGCGCCTCCACCTGGAGCCCGAACACCTCCGCCGTTTGCCCCGCGTTCACCTCCAGCCCGAAGCTCACCGTCTCACTCGCATCCTGGATCTTGCTCGAGTGCACCAGCCGGCTCCACGCTCTCAGGGTCCTGAACTCCTTCCGTACCGTCCCCGCCCCGCTGCTCCGGAACAGCCACAGATCCCCCGCCGCGGCGCTTCGCGCCCACAGGCTGAAGCAGTACTGATACCCGCCCGGCGCCGCCAGCGTCTGCTGCAACGTCAGCGTTGTGCCGCCCGTGTTGGCAATCCGCGTCGCCCGCGCCGTTCCCAAGGGATCCGCCATCCCTGGCGTCAGTTCCACACCAGCTTCCTTCACCCACGCCGCCTGGCTCAGATCCTCGCTCCACACCAGCAGGTTGTCGGTGGGATCCAGAAACGTGAAGCCGGCCCGTCGTCCCTCCACCGCCGCTAACAGCGCCGCCAGCCTTCCCCACTCCTCGACGGTCAGCCCCGTCAGTCCCAGCTCCCACTCCACGCTCGAGGCGCCCGCGTCCGCCAGCTTCACCGTCGTTCCGTCAACGCAGGTGTTCACCAGCGTCCGCCGCACCGCGCGCCGCTTGATCGGGAACTGCCCTCCCGCCCCGTTTGCCAACTGTGGAAAGTAGAGCATCTCAGCTCCGGTTCTCCCGCACCCTCAGCTCCGTTCGGCCGCGCATCTCCCCGCTCACTTCCACGGTCAGGTCGTCGTCTTCCAGGCTGCAATTGTCATAGGTAACGTCATCCCACGGGTCCAGGAAGGAAAACGTCCCTGCTCTCCCTTGCGCTTGAACGAAGAACTCTTGCAGGCTCTGTAGCTCCGCTTCGTCCAGGCGGTCCAGCCGGATCACCCACCGCCGCAGCGGCACGCCCCGTTCCCGGTAGCGCTGCTCGCCCCCATCCACGAACCGGTGCACACGCGTCGCGTGCTCCACCGTCCGGCTCGCCGGATACTGCATCACCGCCCCGGTCTTCAGTCTCGGAAACGCGCTCATGCCGCCACCTTCTGACTTCTGACTCCTGACTTCTGCCGGCTACACTTCACTCACCACGTCATTCAGCACGTGCGAATTCAGCATCGCCTCTCGCACTGCGCGCGCGATCTGCTCGCTATGGTCCAGAAACGACTGGCTGTCCATGGCCTGCACCTGCACCGTGATCTGCGGCTCGCTGCGCGCCTCCGCCGGCCGCCGCCAGAGCTGCTCCCACTCCCAGGTGGCCCTCTCGACCCCGCCCGGCCGCGCGATCTCTCCTTCGAACCGAATCGCCGGCGGAGCCACGTACTGGGTCAGGGGCGCTGGCGTGTCGGCCTTGCCCCCGCCGAACAGCCGCGCCAGTCCCGCCCACAATGGTGACAGCGTCAGCCCGCTCCCGAGCCTCCTCCAGATCGTACTTCCCACGCTCGCCAGCGTGGACGACCTCTCTGCCGACACCTGCGCCGCCGTGTTCTGCCACACCGCCCAAGTGCCTTGCGCGGCAGCCGCCGCCCGCTGCTGGCTTGCGGTCCGTAGTTGTCCCGTCTCCCCAGCCAACTGCTCGAGGCCCTGCGCCAGGCCGCTGTCGAAGCCCTTCAGCACTTCCTCCAGCACCTTCGCCACGTTAGTCTCGCCTCCCCGCGTCGCTTCCGCGAGAAGTCTTTCAATCTCTTTCGCGTTCATGACTCGCTTCCACCGCCAGCTCCCGGTCCAACAGCAGGAACGCCTGCACCTGCCGTGCACTCATCTCCTTCACCGGTGGCCCTCCCAGCCTCTTCCAGGCGTAGAACGCCTCCAGCCAGCCCAGGCTTTCAGCCGTGATCAGCGACTTAGGGCACTCCTCCGTCGCCACCTGGCGTCGTGCCCACACCACTCGTCGCGGTGTCGCCTGCGCCGCTGGCAGACGCCCGCAGCGCCGCCTCGTCTCCAGGCCTTTCTTTCGGCATTCCTCGCACTTCCATCCGGCCTGGCGCGCGAACTGAAAATGGAAGGCGACTCTCAGTTTCTCTCTTCGTCCTCGCTCAGGCCGGCCTCGGCTTTGATCGCCGCCAGCGCCTCCCGGCACAACTCTTCCGGTCCGGCTTCCAGCAGCGTCTCCGGCGTCGCCGCCTGCCCGTCTAGTTCCAGGCCCTCGACGCCCGCCAGCCCCCACAGCAGGTACAGCCGGTCGATCTCACCCACCAGCAACGTGGCTTCGATCTTCTCCCGCGGGTCCTCCCCCGCCTCAAGGAACTCCGCCCGCCCCGCCAGTTCACGCACCCGCCGTAGCAGCTCCAGCCGCCGCCCGAACGACATCCGGTTCAGCCGGAACCGCACTCCCGGCTGGTTCTTCGACTCCACCGTCACCGTGCTCTGGTATTCCATGGCTCCTATCCGAACGCGACGTAGATCTCGTCGTCCACCGTCCCCTGCGCCTGGCACTGCCGGAACCGCCACTCCAGGCGCCGGTCACTGTCATCAAACTCCGGAACCTCCGGAACTACGCTCTTCAGGTACACTCCGAACAACTGCCCCGCCTGCTGTCCCAACTGGAACATCACTGCCACCGGCGACTGCTGTCGCGCCGCCTGGTACAGCGCCTTGGTGGCCGCGTCGTCCTGCTCGTACAGCGTCAGGTCCAGCGTCACCTTGCGCCGCCCCGGCGCGATCACGTACGGCGGCACTACCTTGCAGCCGAACTCGCGGCTGCGCGTCTCCAGGTCGTTGTCCACCACCAGTTCCGCTTCCGTCACCGTGTAGAACAGGTCCGGCGTGTTCCCCAGCCACGCCTCCCCCAGGTGCCCAGGAACGATCGAGTAGTCAAACAGCTCCGCCGCCGGCTCCTCCGGGAAGCTCTGCATCTCCCCCTGCCCGGCCGCGAAGCTGGCGTTATCGATGATGTCCCGCGCCGGTCCGCTGAACTCCAGCTCGTGGTAGTCTCCGTTGACCGTCACCCGGATGCGGTTCACTCCCGCTCCGTTCAGGATCCGCTGCACCGCCGTTCCCGGAGTCCAGTAGTCGTACAGGCTCGCGCTTCCCAGTTCCGTCTGCGGCCCGTAGCTGACTGTCTTCCCTACCGGCGAGCCGGCCGTCGGCGCCAGCGTGAAGGGCGCGTTCAGCTCCACGCTGGTCCCGCTCACGATCGACACCACAAACCGGATCTCCCCCCCGAACGTTACCGCCTGCCCCACGGCCAGTCCGTGCGCCCCCGCCAAGTTCAGGACCTTCCCGCTGGAGCCTTCTCCCACCGTGCTTCCCTGGAAGATCTCCGGCGCTCCTCCCAGCCCGGCCTGGACCAGTGCGCCATAGCTGGGCGGCTGCGTCTGCTCGCTCCAGGCCGTCAGGTACGTCCTCAGCTCCCAGTTGGTCCGCTTCCGCAACCCCCACGGGATGCCGGGAAACGTCCGGCTCCCGGTCTTGTCACGCCGCTCCGGCCGCTCCAGCCGCTGTTGCGCCATCAGCTTCACCGCCGGGATCCGGTGCTCCGCCGCCACCGCCGGAACTACTCCGTAGTTCTGCTCCAACGCCACATACAGCCGGTTCGCACTCGACAATACGTACGCCATATCCCTCCTCTCCGCTCCTCGCGCGCCAGGCCGCCCTAGGACCTCCCTTTGCCTTCTTCCCGGGGCCTCCCCGCCACTGCGCCGCAAGGCGCCCCGCCGCGCGGTTAGCGCCTACGCGCTCGCCTCCAGCTCGAACTCCACTTTGGCCGCTTGCAGGAAATTCCTGCCTCCGTGTTTGATGGGACCGAATTCCACCTTGTAGCCGCCTGCGTAGTAGATCCCCGGCGCCCACTCCCCGCGGTGCGCGTCCAGCACGTCGGTCACGGCGCTGGTGTACGCCTGCAACTCTCGCGATACGCCTTCCAGCCGGTCGCTGGTAGCTCGCACCTCCACGGCCATGAACACCTTGCCCGAGAACGTGCGGAACTTCTCCTTCAGCACATTCGCCATGCCCCGGCAATACACGTACACCGCCGGATACTTCGCGCCCGCGCTCTTCTCCGCCACCTCGAAGGCCACATTCTGGCCCACCACTTGTTCCGCGCCGATCTGCGCCAGTTCCAGCCGCTCCAGCGCCGCCACCGCGCCCACCGCGTAGGGCAGACCCGTGGGCGCTGCCAGCATCTGCAACAGCGTGTTGGTTGCTTTGCTTCCGACCGTTGCCACGCCTTACCCCCTCAGGAATCCGCCGCTCGCCCGCACGTAGGAATCCGGCTCCTGGCCCGCTCCCGGCGCTCCCCCTTGCTTCAGCCCCGTGGCCGGCAACGTCCAAGCCGTACCCGCTGCTACAGGAGTGGCGTTTTGCAGGGTTTCGTTCCCCAGCTTCAGCCCCACGTACACGTTGAACCACCGTGCGTTTGCGGGCGGGTTCACCGCCTGCACCACCAGCAGCGTGTTGGTCCCCGTGCTCAGCACCGCCAGCTCGCTCGGGTTGCCCTCAACCCCGCTCGCGTTCAGCCACGCCGCGCGCACATAGTACGTCGCCCCCGGTAGCGGTCCCGCCACGCTGCTCAGCGACGGCTTGGCCGCCTGCACTACCGGATCTGCCACGATCCCCACTCCGATCCGGTACAGCGCCTGCGCGGCCCACTGCGCCAGCCGGTGGTACTCCTTCCACTTCCCCTTGTACCGGTCGTTCAACTGGCTGTTGTAAACGTCCCGGTACACCAGCGCCAGCGTGTGGAAGATGTGCCACTTCTTAAGCGGCGCCGTCACCACCACGCGCTTCAGCTCCAGCGCCGGCCACGCTATCCCGGCCCAATCTCCGCTCCCGCGCTCCAGCAGGAACATGGCCAGTTGGATGCCGATCTCCTGCCGCGCCAGCACCAGCTTCACCGTCAGGTCGATGCGCTCCGTTCGCGCCACGTCCAGCAGCGAGCTTTCGTAGGCCAGCAGTTCGTCAATGGTTGAGATGGTGCCATCCGTGAATAGGGCCATTGCCGTTCTCCCTGGGCCGCGCCCTCTACTTGGAGCGGCCGCCCCGCGGCCGCTTCAGCGTCTTAAGATCGCTCTCCGATACCACCGCGATCTGGATCCGCCGGGCCATGTCCGCCTGCTCCGCCGCCCGCTGGGCTTCCGCCGTCTCCGCACGGAACTCCGCGCTCTCCTCCGGCGTCGCCAGCCGCGCTCGTCCCTCCACCACCATGCGTGCCGCCAGCGCGCGCGGCACTTCCGTCCGCACGCCCGGCCGGCCTCCGTCCGGCGTCTCCTGGCTCACCACCACCGCGTGCTCCTCGGAGATGCCCGCCTCCACCTGCCGCAGCTTCTGATAGAACACTTTCAAGTCCATGTCCTGTTCACCTGAATTCCCCGCCGGCCAGCCACCCGGCTCGCGCCGCTTCAGGGCGCTCCCCCGATGGCTGGCCACGCGAGGCCGGCTTACGTTCTCACTTGCACGCCGAAGCTGTTCCGCAGCACCGCCGCGCCGTACAGCACGTCCACCGTGAACTGCTGCGCCAGCGTGTTGGGCTGGTAGCTCATCACCACGCGCATCCCGAAATTGCCCAGCTCGGCGTAGTCCGCGATCGCTCCCGTTCCCGGCAGAGGCTGCGGCAGCCGCCGCACCACCAGGCCGATGGCGCTGCGCGCGAATGCCACGTTCTGCGTGGTCACCGGCGCGCTCCCCGTCTTGGCCACGAACTGCGACCGGAACACGAAGAAGTCCTTGATCTTCCCCACCGTGCCCTCGATCAGCGCCCGCAGACCGGCCTCCCCGGCCGTCTGGAACTCGCTGAACCGCGCAATCTGCCGCAACTGCGAGTACGTCGCGGCGTCCACCACCAGGTGCTTCGGCTCGCTGGCCGGTACCTTGGCCTGGAACAGCGCCGTCTCCGCCGCGTCCACCACCGCCTCGGTGATCGGCGTCCCCGCCGTCCCCACCGGTGCGTTCGCCGTGAAGCTGGCGTACAGGTTCAAGAGGTCGCTCTCGATCTTCTCCGCCAGGGCCACCACGGCCGGTTGCATGTACAGCTTCAGCAGGTCCGGAACGGCCAAGACCTTGGTCACGTCCGGTACCTGGAAAGTCGCCTCGGCGTGCGTGTTCAGCACGATCTGCGCATTCCCCAAGCTGGGGTTTTGCGTCTGAACCGTTCCGCCTTGGGCGAGGTTGTTGGCCACCAGGCTCGGCGGGATCGGCACGTTCACCGTGTCCCCCGCCTGCGCCAGGGTGGGTTCGAAATCGCGATTGACTAGGTTGCCCATGACGAGGTTTCCCATCAGGGCCGGCAGTGCGTCTGCCGCCACCAGCTTGACAATCGCGTTCGCCACATTGGCTGACGTAATAGCTGGCATCTTCTGTTTTCTCCTCTGTGATTAACCACCCACGCGAACCGTGGAATGGATCCCTTGTGGGGCAGGCTCTCAGTTTGCGCCAGGCTCCCAGCCCGGCCCTTCCGACTGCTCACTTCTGTCTTCTGACTCCTGCCCGCCCCTACGCCCCTCTCAGCGTCTGCATCGCCACCCGCGCGATCTCCTGCCGGACCCGCTCGGCTTCCTCCCCGCTCATGCCCGGCTTGATCTTGTCCAGGTCCACGCTGCCCCCGCTGGCGGCCGTTGTCCGCTGACCCGTGCTCACTCCCGAGCCGCCCGTGATCCGCGCCGGCAGGAACTCCGGGTTGTCCCGCACGAACTGCGACACGAACTCCCGCAGCGCCGTCTCCCCCTGTTCCCCGCGCCCCACCAGCCGCCCGTCCTCGGTCCGGTAGATGTCCTCCTTCACCGCCCGGAACGCCAGGTCCACCTTCCCGACTCCGTGCCGCTGCAATTCCGCCCGGATGCTGGCGTTGCGGTCCGACTCCTCGGCCTGCTGCCGGCTCCGCTGGTTCTCCTCCACTAGCTCGTTGACCCGCCGTTCCAGTTGCTCCCGCCGCTTGCGCTCCTCCAGCAGCTCCGCCTTGTAGGCTGGCTCCGCTTTGGTCTGCTCCCGCCTCAGGTACTCCTCGATGGTTTCCCGAATCAATCCGCGGAGCTCGCTTCCCGCCGTCTCCGCCGCCGGCGTCTTGTTTTCTTCCATGGCCCTTTCCGCTTTCCTCACTGCTTGAATGACTCCTCGATCTCCCCGGCGATCTGGTCCTTCACCTGCTGCCGCACGTCGCACAGATACTTGGCCGCCAGTTTTTTGTAGACCTGCTTGCGCATGGTGGGTGACTCGATGCCCAGCTCCAGCAGCCGCCGCGCGTCCTCCAGCTCTGCGCTAAAGTCCCCGATGTCGAACTCGTCCAGTCCCGAGACGTCAATCACCAGCTCGTCCTGCCGCGCCGCCGCGATCGACCGCAGTATCCTCTTCAGGGTGTCCTTCACCGCGTCCCCGTAGGCTCGCAGCACTTCCTGCGTGATCGTGTAATCCCGCTGCTTGCTCGCCCCAGACACCGGCGCCCCCACCGCCAGACCGCCCCCCGCTTGCGCCATCAGGTAGCACACCCGGTAGATCTCGTCCTTCAGCCGCACCAGGTTCTCGGCCGCGATCTGGTACACCTTCCCTTCTGGCTCCGTCCACCCGAAGCGGTCTTCCGGGCCCAACTGGATGTAGTAGGCTTCCCCGACAATCTGCTTCCAGTCCCGCTCCGTGTACACCACCGGCATGGCGAACAGCCCCATGGTCAACGCCCAGCTCAGGGCGTTCGACTTGTTGAAGTGCTCCAGTTGCAGCAGCGCGGCTTTGTTCATCAGCCACAGCCCCTCGCTCACTTCCAGCGGGAACAGCGGCACCTGCCTTTGGCTGGCCAGCCCGTGCCGCCCCGCATCGATCAACTGCGGCTTATCCGGCTTCTCCTTGCCTTCCACCCGCCGCCACATCCGAAACTCTTCCTTGTCGTAGTAGACCCAGCGCGTCTCCTTGACCCCGGCGTCGCCCCACTGCTCGCGCCGCAAGCTCGACGTTCGCAGCACCACCCACTCGTAGTTGCCCCGCTCGTCGAAGCTCCAGTCGATCACTTCCTCCGGCGTGTACGCCTGCAAGTACGCCCGCGAGGCGCCCCGCGCTTCCTCCTCCGCCCGCGTCGCTGCCGGCGCCTCCTGCCGCGGGAAGTCCACCAGCGTGAAGCCGCACCCGCTCAGCAGCGCCTCCACCAACTGCCTCCGGAAGAACTCCGCCAGCGGCGTTCCCCGCCGGTCGCAATCCTCCGTCAGCGCCCCGAAGAACCCCCGACCCGTTTCGTCGCTCCCCTCGAAGCTCAGCACCGGCTCCCGCCGAAACAGCGTCGCCGCGTACCAGTCGATGATCGAGCCTACGTAGTTCTCATAGAACACCCGGCTCAGCCGCTCCAGGTACACATCCAACGGCTCCTTCTGCCGCCGGATCAGGTACTCCCCGGCGCGTCCCCGCAACGCCTCCCCGCCCGCGTACAGGTCCCGGTACTTCCGCCACATGGCCTTGCTGGCCACGTACTCGCTGTGTTCGTGGTCTATGTCCGGCATCCTACTTGCCCCTCAAAGCAGTGGCACACTCTGCTCTCCCACCGGCGTCTGTGGCCGGCACTCCTGCCACACCAGGTACCCCAGCGCGTCCGACAGGTGCGTCCGCCGCGGGTCCTTGTCCTTGTCGATCACGTGTCCCTCCGGCCGGTACCTCACCTCTTCCAGGTCCTTGATCAGCTCCACGCACCGCCGGTCTACCAGCAGGTGCTTCTCGCCAGCCGCCGTCCGCAGCTTCGCGTTCAGCAGCCCCACCCGCTCCCGCACCAATGGGTTCGCGCGCGGCACCTTGTAGGTCACGCCCCCGTAGCCCGCCTTCCGGAAGAACTCCTGGATGATCCGGTAGTCGGTCGTGCCGGCCGTCTGCATCCGGTTCCCCGAGGCATCCCCGTACACCGTGATCCCCGCCGTGTGCCGGGCAAACCGCGCCGCGAACGCCTCGCAGGCCTGCTCCGTGCTGGCCCGCTCCAGCGCGATCTCGTCCAGCACCGACACCGTCTCGCCCTCGATCTGCGCCACCACCGAGCACATCGGGCTCACGTTGAAGTCCAGCGCCCACTTCAGCGGCAGTTCCGGTTTTGCCCTCAGTTCCGTCACATGCCCCTGCCGCTCGAAGGCGTAATACACCCGGCCTCCGCTGATGTTCAGGTACTCCCCCATCACTTCCTGCTGGTAGAAGCGCTCGTCGTAGCTGCGCTTCAGCCGCTCGTAGAAGTCCGGGATTCGATCCAGCAGGTGCTGGTTCTCGAAGGGCTGCGCCAGGATCACCTCGTAGCCCTCCACCGGCTCTTGCAGAAATCGCCGGTACACCCAGTCGTGCCCCTTCGGCGTCCACGCCGCGAACCCGCACAACCGCGTAGCGCGACGCTCCCGCAAGCGCCCCTCCAGGATCACCCAGGCCGCCTCCGGCGTGTAGGTGAGCTCGTCCAGTCCGAACCACGCCAGGTTCATTCCCCGCAGCCGTTCGTACTCGTCCATCGGCCGGAACAGCACCCGCGTGCGCGTGTCCTTCACCACCAGCACGTTCTCGGCCTTGTTGTGCTCGAAGGGGATCCCATCCCGTTCCAGGATCTCGAACAGCGTGCTCTGCACCGCGTCCCGCAGCATCGGGTACGTCGGTGCGCCCAGCAGCCCCGTGCATCCGGGGTTCAAGTAGCTGAGCCTGATCGCCTCCTGGCACAGTGCCTGGCTCTTCCCCGAACCGATCGGCCCTGAGAATCCCTTGAACCGCGCCGTGCTGCGGTGGAAGCGCGCTTGCGACGGAAGCGGAGTGTACCTTATGTCTTGTTCGCATCTCCCTCCTCGCACGGTTCGACCCATGAGACTCTGATCTCCCTTGGCTGCTCCTCTTCCAGTTCTTTCTCCAGTTGCAGCAGGCGGATGAGGTCGCCCACGCTGGGCTTCATCTCGCCCGACGTGAGCTTCTCCTTCATCTTCTGGATCATCTCCTCCACCAGCGCTTTCTGGCTCTCTTGTCGCGCCTGCTCCGCAGTGCGCTTGCTGCTCCCGGTCTCCTTCTTGCCCCGGACCGGCTTCTGCTGTTGCTTCTGCGCCATCCCTTCCCTCAGCCGCCCCGGCCTCTGCTCACCCGTCTGGAAAGTAGCACCTGCTCCGCCCCACGCCGCCCCGCCGCTTCCTCATCACTCTGAAAACGCACG